ACACCACAAAGACAATTCAGTAGTTGTGTATTAATTGAAACAGATGATAGTTTAGATAGTATCAATGCTACATCTAGTTCAATTGTTAAATATGTCTCTCAGAAAGCAGGGATTGGGGTTGGTGCAGGTAGTATCCGAGCAATAAACTCACCTATTCGTAATGGCGATGCAAGTCATACAGGTGTTATTCCTTTCTATAAGATGTTTCAAGCGGCAGTTAAATCATGTTCACAAGGTGGTGTTCGTGGTGGTGCGGCAACATTATACTATCCTCTTTGGCATTATGAAGTAGAAGACTTACTTGTATTGAAAAACAATAAAGGCACAGAAGATAACCGTGTTAGACACATGGATTATGGTGTTCAGTTCAATAAATTGATGTACGAACGTCTAATGACAGGTGGAGACATTACATTGTTCTCACCACAGGATGTTCCAGGGCTATATGAAGCATTCTTCAATGACCAAGATAAATTCAAAGAACTTTATGAACAAGCAGAACGTAAAACGTCTATTCGTAAGAAAACGGTGCCTGCAATTGAATTATTTTCGTCATTTATGAATGAACGCAAGAATACAGGTCGCATCTATCTTCAAAATGTAGACCATGCTAATGACCATAGTTCTTTCGATTCGAAAGTGGCACCAGTCAAACAATCAAATCTATGTTGTGAGATTACTCTTCCAACAAAGCCACTGAATAGTATAATTGATGAAAAGGGTGAAATTGCTCTCTGTACACTAAGTGCCATTAATTGGGGTAATGTCAGAAGTCCAGAAGATTTTGAAAAACCTTGTGAGTTGGCAGTAAGAGGACTTGATGCTCTGTTGAGTTATCAAAATTATCCAATCATTGCGGCCGAAATGGCAACAATTAATAGGAGACCTTTGGGTGTAGGCATTATAAATTTTGCGTATTGGTTGGCAAAAAATGATATGAATTATACTAATACTAACTTGGAGTTAGTTGACGAATGGGCAGAAGCCTGGAGTTATTATCTCATTAAGGCATCAAATAAATTAGCCCAAGAGAAAGGACCTTGTCCTAAGACAGATGAAACAAAATATGGACATGGTACTGTACCAATCGATACTCGTAAACCAGAAATTGATGAACTAGTACCTCATAAAGAAAGAATGGATTGGAAATCTCTTAGAGAAGACCTTAAAGAATTCGGAATAAGAAATTCAACTCTTATGGCTCTAATGCCAGCAGAAACGTCAGCACAGATTTCAAATTCCACAAATGGTGTTGAACCACCAAGAAGTTATGTTTCAGTAAAACAATCAAAGCATGGAGTGTTAAAGCAAGTCGTTCCTGGTATTCATAAACTAAAAAACAAGTATGAACTTCTGTGGGACCAAGAATCTCCAGAAGGATATTTAAAAATTATGGCAGTATTACAGAAGTATATCGACCAAGGTATCTCAGTTAATACAAGTTACAATCCGGTGTTCTTTGAAGATGAAAAGATACCAATGTCAGTAATGTTACAACATCTTATTATGTTTTATAAGTATGGTGGAAAACAATTGTATTACTTCAATACTTTCGATGGTCAAGGTGAGTTAGATATTAATGCATTAAATTCAATGGATAAAAATGAAGAAATTCCATACGAATCGTTAGAAGAAGGTACACTAATAGACGAAGATGAATGTGATAGTTGCACATTATAAGGATATAAGATGACTGTTTTTAACGCAAAAAATAAACAAGACCATACAAAAGCAAAAGCATTTTTGGACCCATCGGGTGGAGTAACAATTCAACGTTTTGATACATTAAAGTATAAACAATTTGACAAACTTACTGAAAAGCAGTTAGGTTTCTTCTGGCGACCAGAGGAAGTTGATTGTCATAAAGATGCAAATGACTTCAATAATCTTACAGATAATGAAAGACATATCTTTACAAGTAATCTTAAAAGACAAATTCTACTTGATAGTGTACAAGGTCGTGCGCCAGTAGAGGCATTTGGTCCATTATGTTCTGTTCCAGAACTAGAAAATTGGATTATGACTTGGACATTCAGCGAAACAATTCACAGTCGCAGTTATACACATATTATTCGTAACATTTATTCAAATCCTACATTGATTTTTGATGAAATCACAGGCATTACAGAAATTTTAGATTGTGCTGATGATATCAGTAAGAACTATGATGAACTTATTGACCTTTCATTAAAGTATCAATTACTAGGTAAAGGCAATCACACAGTTAATGGAAAGAAAGTTAATGTTGATGTGTATGAAATTAAAAAAGCCCTCTATAAGACACTTATGAGTGTGAATATTTTAGAAGGTGTTCGTTTCTATGTTTCATTTGCGTGTAGTTGGGCGTTTGCTGAACTCAAGAAGATGGAAGGCAATGCTAAAATTATTAAACTAATTGCACGTGATGAAAATTTACATTTAGCATCCACTCAATCACTTCTAAAAATTTTACCAAAAGACGACAAAGACTATAAAAAAATTGCAAAAGAAACAGAAGAAGAATGTATTCAGATGTTTGTTGATGCAGTAGAACAAGAAAAGAAATGGGCTGAATATCTATTTAAAGATGGTTCAATGATTGGTTTGAATACCGTTTTATTAGGTGAATACATTGAATGGATATGTTGCAAACGTATGATTGCTGTTAATCTAAAATGTCCATATAGTGTATCACAATCAAATCCTCTACCATGGACACAGAAATGGATTGCAGGAGCAGAAGTACAAGTAGCACCACAAGAAACAGAAATAACCTCTTATATCACTGGCGGAGTAGCACAAGACGTGACAGATGATACATTTAATCACTTAACGTTATGATAGAGTTAGATTCAATTGGTACAATAGATTATGAAGTGAAAGACTTTGTTGCGTTGACACCATATAATGATGCTCACTTCTGTCTAGTTCCTAGAACCGTAGACCAACAGAGTATTTTAAAATTACAAAAGATTATGATGGATATTGGCAATGCTAATATCAAAAATGGAGTTTGTGAACAATACGAAACGATAATGAAGTTTGTTGACAATCATCCAATCATAGAAATCCATTTAACAAAGGAGAAAGATATGACTAAAATGGGAAAAGAATTTCAGGCATGGATTCAAAACACATGGATGGAACATCTTGATGAAAAATTGGCTTGGAAAGAGAAAGTCGATTATACACAAGGAGAGTGGCTTAAGAAGAATTTAGATTTCTTAACTAACAAATTTCAAGACGAATATAGAACTCGAATTAGGTCATGACGATTGTCCTTGCCACTGGAGGCTTTGACCCGATTCATTCGGGTCATATAGAATTTTTCAACAATGCTAAAGAATTAGGCGACATATTAGTTGTTGGTCTTAATTCAGATGAATGGTTAGAACGTAAAAAAGGAAAATCGTTCATGCCTTGGAACGAACGTCTTAAAATTATAAACAATCTGCAAATGGTAGATGAAGTATATACATTCATGGACGATGATGATTCTGCTATAAATTTTATAAAACAAATTAAAGCACATCATCCAAAAGATAAATTAATTTTTGCTAATGGTGGTGATAGAACAGCAGACAATATTCCAGAAATGGTCTTTGATGATGTTGAATTCGTATTTGGTGTTGGTGGTAAAGATAAAAGAAACTCAAGTAGTGAGTTGTTAGAAGAATGGAAAGCACCCAAAACTATTCGTCCTTGGGGATATTATAGAGTATTACATGAAGATGGCATAGGTGGTAATCTAAAAACTAAAGTAAAAGAACTCACAGTAGACCCAGGAAGTTCTATATCATTACAACGTCATCAATTTAGACGTGAGTATTGGGTAGTTACATCTGGTAAAGCAACCATAGAGTTAGAAGGTCAACCTAAAACATTAAGTATACACGAAGATGTAGAGATACCCATTGGATGGTGGCATAAACTAAGCAATAAAACAACAATGCCTTTGCGAATCGTAGAGATTCAAACAGGAATAAAGTGTGTTGAAGAGGACATAGAACGTGCGCCTCATAAAGAAGACCATGATTTTAAAATATAACTAAGGAGAAAAATGTGGAAATAATAAAAACAGGAAGAATATATGATAAAGATAATTCAATGAATCTGTTGAACTTATCAGAAACAGAAGTAAATCAGTTAATCGAATCTTTGGCAAAAAATCCAAAGATTGCTGAAGATGAAAAAGAGCAAACATTAAACTGGTTACGTGAACAATTATCTGAACAGAAAGTTGGCGGAGCATGGAAACGAAGACTTAGAGAAAAGGGTAATGTTATTTAAAAATATAATATTTGCAACATTTATTACAGCATTTATTATATTTTTATATATAAAGACGGTAGAGGCAAATGATGGACCGAGTTCAATTCATAATATAACAAATCCACAGATAATTGTCTTAGCAGAAGAACTCCACAATAAAGAACTGGCTATAATGGTATTGGGTGGCATTGATTACTACGTCCAAGAATGCACCTCATTAACCTCTCGTGGAACTATATACAGAAACAAAATAATTACATCTCATAATCTAAATGAGGTATTATTACCAATCAATCCAACATATATTAAAGGTGCATTATCAGTATCAGGTTATGATTGCCATGAGATGTATGATTTAATACAATCGTTGGAACAAGGCGTAGTAGAAGAACCAGAACAACCTGTTGATAAAGAGTCAAATATTTCAGAAGATTTATTGACATCGTAATGGCGTTGTGATATAATATTTGTAAGAGTAAATTGAGGAATTAATATGATAGAGTCTGAAATGTTTTATATTATATGGATTGCTTGTGGTGTTTGTATGTATCTTTCTTATAGAATGGGAAAGTCTGAAGGATATAAAAACGCACAATATGAAATAGCATCCACGATAGTAGATATACAATTAGAAAAGATACGAGTACAAGCACTGAAACAAGAAGTTGAATCCCATCAACAAGCACTTCTTGAAATTCAGAAAGAAACTGAACAATTAGTTAAAGACGCAAAGCCAAAGGAAAGTGAAATAGCATGAAAATTATTGCTGGAAATAGTAATTTACCTCTCGCCGAAGAGGTAGCCGCACATTGTTTTGCCTCTCTAGTACCATCAGAAATCAAAGCATTTGCAGATGGTGAAACTAGTGTAGAATTTTTAGAAAACATTCGTGGTGAAGATGTTTTTATTATACAATCAACAAGCACACCAGTTAATGATAATCTATTAGAACTTTTGATTATGATTGATGCCGCAAAACGTAGCAGTTCTAGTCGTATTACAGCCGTTATGCCTTATTTTGGTTATGCAAGACAAGATAGAAAGAGTGCAAGTAGAACTCCTATTACTGCAAAACTCGTTTCAAATCTAATTACAAAAGCAGGTGCAGATAGAGTTTTAACAATGGATTTACATGCTGGTCAAATTCAAGGATTTTTTGATATTCCAGTTGATGATTTAACAAGTCGTATTACTTTTGCCAAAGATATTAAAAGAAAGTTAGGCAAAAAAGTATATCAAAACACAGTATTTGTTTCACCAGATGCAGGCGGAACGCCAAGAGCAAGAAGATTTGCTGATATGTTCAATGAAGATATTGCTATCGTAGATAAACGTAGACCTAGAGCAGGTGAAAGTGAAGTAATGAATATTATTGGTGAGGTTGATGGACAACACGCAATAATTGTAGATGATATCATTGATAGTGGTGGAACATTATGTAATGCCGCGGATGCAATCATGGATGCTGGTGCATTAAGTGTACGAGCATATATTACTCACGGAGTTTTGACAGGCGAAGCATGTCATAGAGTAGAAAGAAGTGTACTAGAAGAACTTGTTATTACAGACAGTATAGACTTTCATTGTCCACATGATTGTAAGAAAACACGAGCAGTATCAGTTTCGAAATTATTTGGTGAAGCAATTCGCCGAGTAAGTAATGAAGAAAGTGTAAGTACTCTTTTTAACCAAAAGGTGTAAAATGACAGAAAAAATAAAAATAGGGACATTAATTCAACATAAGAATACTCATAAAATAGCAAAGATTACAGATTTGTATTATCCACCCGATAATCCTTATGTTGTATCTTTGTCTTATCAATATGTGGGTTCTGACTACACACGGTCAGTAACAGACACAGAATTAGAGAATTTTATTGAAAAATGGGACGTTTTAGACGCAGAACCACAAGAAAATAAGCCAATTCCTGCATAATTTACCCATAAAAACCCCAAAAAATTGACAAATCCTCGATTTATGCTATAATATATGTATATTCAATAAAAGAGAGGGTTAAAATGGCTTATATATCAACAGATGAAGTAAAAGCAGTTCGAGTTGCTCTTAAAGAACACTTCAAAAACAAAATAAAGTTCTCAGTTCGTAGGGAACACTATTCAAGTTTAAATGTTTCTATCACTTCAGGTGAAATAAACTTTTATGATGGAAGTTTAGACCGTAAGGACCCTTGGCACAAAGAGGCTCCAGCACATAAGTTTGACGGTCACGAACAAATCAATGAGTATTATCCTGAAAATTACGGAAAACACAAATCATTATTCAGCGAAATTATCAATATTATGAAAACTGCTCCAGGAACTATTGAGGGCGGTCGTGAATGGTATGATAAATCAGATGCAATGGTTGATTATTTTGATACTGCTTATTACACTAATCTTAGTGTTGGTAAGTGGAATAAACCTTATGAATATAAGGGAGCAAAATAAATGTCAGTAGAACTAACACCAAATATAGATAGTATGTACATCGATATCGATGGTCCTAATGGAAATTCATATTATCTAATGGCAGTTGCTCGTGATTTTTGTAGAAAGTTAGATTTAGATGAGGATGAAATTCTAGCAGATATGAAATCAGATGATTATCTTAATTTATTAAAGGTTTTTGAAGATAATTTTGGTGATTTTGTTGTCTTACAGACTAGAAATTCAGAATATCTTGATTATTTAAAAAGTGAAAAAACTTGACAGATATGATATCTGTGCTATAATGGTATTAATTCAATAAACAAGAGAGGGTTTAAAATGAATATAGTAAAAATAGAAAACGGAACTTATAACAATACCGAGATTAACGGTTGTTTTCCATTAGTTAAAGGTATTACAAAATCAAAAGATGGTTCGTATTTTGTAAAAGTTAAAGTTACCGATTCCGATGAAAAGGTATTCTCAGGTAGAGATGCTTGTAGAATTAAAATCGAAAATCAAGACCAAGTTACCGAAGTCGAAGGTTCAGCAAATAAAAAAGTTGTTGAAACTGACGAACAAGGAATGGATAGAATTAAAGAACGTTTTGATATTCTAGACGAAATGACTAATGCTACATTAGATGGTATTGTTAGAGGTTTAGTTGTAACAGGACCTCCAGGAGTTGGTAAAACATTTGGTGTTGAACAAGTCCTTGAAAAAGATAGTATCTTTGATATGATGGCTGATAAACCAATGCGACATACATTTGTTAAAGGTGCAATGTCGGCAATTGGTCTATATAGTACTCTTTATAAGTATTCAGATTCCAAGAGCATTGTTGTTCTGGACGACTGTGATACTATTCTTTTCAATGAAGATGCCTTGAACATTCTTAAAGCCGCACTTGATAGCAATAAGAAAAGAAAGATTTCTTGGAACTCGGACTCTAACTTTTTAAGAAGAGAAGGTGTTCCTGCTGACTTCGAGTTTAACGGTTCAGTTATCTTTATTACAAACTTAAAGTTTGATAGCACTAGACAAACTAAAATCAAAGACCACTTAGAGGCTATTCTTTCAAGATGTCACTATCTTGATTTAACTCTTGATACAACTAGAGATAAGTTGTTAAGAATTAGACAGATTGCCAGAGAAGGTGGATTGTTTGATACTAAAGGTCTTACTAAGATACAAGAACAAGAAATTATTGAGTTCATGTATGAAAAGAAAGACAGGTTAAGAGAGATTTCTTTGAGAATGGCTCAAAAGATTGCTGACCTTAGAAACATGGATGGCAAACGTTGGAAAGTTCTTACAGAGTCCACTTGTATGAAACGAAGAGTGGCATAAAAAGTTTAAAAAGAGTTAACCCTCGCGGCAGTAATGGAAACGTTACTGCCGTTTTTTTATGCTATCCGCTAAGAAAACACTTGATATCCCTATTCGAATATGTTATACTATCTTAAATGATGAAGAAAAAGTATAAATGAACAAGTGTACAATCATAATCAAGGACGAGGTAAACGTTAAACTAGAGGGCCTTGACCCATCAACTCGCAGAAAATGTAGTGATAAATTGAAGTATTTTCTACCTCATGCATATCATATGCCTGCATTTAAACTCGGTAGATGGGATGGAACGGTCCGCTTTTGTGATGTCGGTGGTAGAACTTATCTAAATTTATTAGATGATATTTTGCCTGTAATCATTGAACAAGGCTACGAAGTAGTCATTGATGATAGGCGTGAAAACGAAGAAATGAGTTTTCCAATAGTAACTGAGGACTTCTGGGAAGGAGTTACTTGGCCTGAAACACACATAAAGGCGGGCGAACCCATTATTTTACGAGATTACCAAGTTGAAGTAATCAATCAGTTCATATCTTCACCACAATGTCTCCAAGAGATAGCCACGGGAGCAGGTAAGACGATTATGACTGCGACCATGAGTAAAGTAGTAGAGAAGTATGGTAGGTCCATTGTCATTGTACCAAATAAAGATTTAGTAAGACAGACCGAAGAAGACTACAACAACTGTGGATTAGATGTTGGTGTTTATTTTGGAGACAAAAAAGATATAGGAAAGACCCATACAATCTGTACTTGGCAGAGTTTGAATTCGTTATTGAAGAAAACCAAAAGAGGTGAAGATAACATTCAGGACTTTATCGAGGATGTATGTTGTGTTATAGTAGATGAAACACATCAAGCAAAAGCAGATGTATTAAAAGATTTATTAACAAGTGTATTTGCTAAAGTCCCTATTCGTTGGGGACTAACTGGCACTATTCCAAAAAGTGATTGGGAATCTGCTAGTTTACGGAGTTCAATAGGTGATGTAATACATAGATTATCAGCAAAAGAATTACAGGACCAAGGAATCTTAGCAAATTGTCACGTTAACATAGTTCAAACTCAAGAAACTGCAAGTTATACTAACTATCAAAGAGAAATGACATACTTGCTTGAAGATAAAGATAGATTAAAGTTTATTGCTAACAGAATTAAACATATTTCTGTAACTGGTAATACTTTGGTTTTGACGAATAGAATAAAGAACGGAAAAGAATTACAAGAATTAATTCCAGATGCTGAATTTGTACAAGGTGCAATGAAGGTAGTGGATAGGAAAGATGCATATAATGATATAAACGAAGGAACAAACACAGTTACTATTGCTACTTATGGAGTGGCTTCTGTTGGTATAAATATCCCTCGTATATTTAATTTGGTATTATTAGAACCAGGAAAATCGTTTGTCAGAGTTATTCAATCGATTGGAAGAGGAGTTCGAATTGCCGAAGATAAAGATTTTGTGCAAATATGGGATATGACCAGTAGATGTAAGTATTCAAAAAGACATTTAACATTGAGAAAGAAATACTACAAAGAGGCTTCATATCCATTTACAATAGAAAAGGTACGATACTAAAAGGAATGAAATGAAAATACTAACGCCAGATAATAGATGTTTTGAAATGAATAGTTTACCAGAGGAAATAGAAGATATACGATATTGTGTGATGGATGTAACTGATAAAGATGACCCAGATTTCTTTTTTATTCCATTAGTGTTCATAGAAACATTCAGTGCGCCGAGTATGAGTATTAGTATTGGACCATATAATATTGAGATGCCCATTGATTGGAATATTATGATTGGTGAAGCAGAAATAGGAATGTGTGAATTCATTCCATTAACCAGCATAAATGAACGAAGATTTGATACACTATTGACAAACCCATTAAAAGGGTTTACAATGGATTGGCAACCAGTAAAAGTTAACAATGTGTTTGCAGATGTGAAATGGTTCTTCCCTAAGTTGAAGTACGGACACATTCTTGCAATACCTATTGAATATGGAGATAGTCCGAAATGTGCATATTTTGTAAAAGACTTAAATCGCATACCAGACCAAATGAGTAGTTATGATTTTTTCTGAATCTAATAGAGGTCATAGAATAGTAATCGATTCGTATAGAAAAGCCGATGAGGCTTATCTTTGGTGTGCAGATAACATTCCATTGATGGAATGGACAGTAGTACAAGATGAAAATGGAGAGTCGTTTTATTTTGAAAGAGATGAATATGCTCAGAATTTTTTATTAGTGTTTGGCGGAAGGTATTATAAACATGGCGGCTAAGTTACCACTAAATGATGTATTAAATGCAATTGATAGAAAAGATTTCAATTGGTATGCTAACCTTGATGCTGAGAAAAAGAAAGCATGGGGCAGTTGGTTGTTTATACGATATGCAAGTTCTACTAAAGGAAAAGATAAAGAAGATTTAATATTGAATACAAATGAGTTTGTGAATAAACATTATGGAGATATTCATAAACATGATGAATTAGTTTGGAAGTTAATGTGTTTGACAGGTACAGGTAAGAAACAGTACCACGAGTGGATTAAGCCACCAAACTCAAAGATAAAGAAAGATGCTATTTCACAGTTTGTTTCAGAAACATATCCTACAATGAATGGTAGTGAGGTAGAATTGTTTCAAAAAATGAACGATGTTTCAGATTTGAAACAAATGGCAGGTGATATGGGCATGACTGATAAAGAGATTAGTGAAATTTTTGGTAAGAAGAAAGCAAAGAAGAAAAAATGACAGAAATAATAATTTATGTTGATGGAGAAAGTGCAACTTGTATGGGTGAACTAAATGACCATCCTAAAGTTTATTATTTTGTACCCGAGGAGGGATATGTAGTTTGTGGATATTGTGGTATTAAGTTCGCAAGGAGAAAAGAAAATGTTTAAATGTCAATATTGTGATGCAAAGTTTAAGTCTGAAAGGACTCTAATGGTTCACGTTTGTGAACCTAAAAGACGTTGGATGAATAAAGACGAAAAATATTCAAGACTGGCCTTTTATGCTTTTAATAGATTTTATGAATTAACACATGCAGTTGGAAAGCCAATTGACTTTGATATGTTTGCAAAAAGTAAGTTTTATCTAGGATTTACTAAGTTCGGAAAGCACATAATCAATATAAATGCGATAAATCCCGAAGAATTTATTGACTTTGTTATACAAAATAGTGTAAAATTAGATAAGTGGACATCAGATACAGTATATAACACATATATACAGGAGTTAAATAGAAAAGAATCTGCCGATAGAGCAGTAGAACGAAGCATATTACTTATGCAGAAATGGGGCGAAGAGTATGAAAGACCTTTTAACAAGTTTTTTAAAGAGGTCAGTAAGCCATTGGCTATTCATTATATCAAATCAGGACGTATTAGTCCTTGGGTTATTTTTAATAGTGATAATGGTGCTGAATTAATCGATAGTTTTTCTGATGAAGAATTAGTTCTCATTAACGATTATTTAGAACCTTCATTTTGGACACGAAAGTTCAATGCTAGAGTAGAAGATGTACAGTTTGTAAAGATGATATTAAATAAGGCAGGAATATAATGGCAACAAAAAGGGAAACTTCATCATTAGGTAATTTGGTAATACAGAAAGACCCAGAAACAGGAGAATTGTATTTAGAATTGCCTCAAAAAACTTTAAAGAAGTTAGGATGGAATGAAGATGATGAGTTAGAGTGGGTAGAAAATCCAGATGGAACTTGGCAAGTAATAAAAGTGGAGAAGAAAAATGAATGATGAAAAAAAGTGGGAGTATTCTATTGATGTTTGGGACGATTTAGCGAAAGAGGAGATGTCTGATATTACATTAGGTCCGTGGAAGGATGGATTGATTTCAGATTATGATGAAGATTCTCCTGAGATTGATGCAATCAATAATAGATTGACAACAATAGAAAACCGTCTTTCAATTTTAGTACCAGATAAGAAGATGCTAAAGAAGTATGAAATTCTTCAGGACATATATAATCAATATAAAGCCGCAGAAGCATTACTTTCTGGTCCTGAGCCGGAGAGTGTATCATAATATAATGTCAGAGTTAATAAGACGGAACCCAAAAAGAACACAAGAAAGGCTTTTAAAACTTCGTAAGATTGTAGGACCAGAAAAGAATCCTAAAAGACGATTTGTGGCAGAATTTGATAACGAAGAATATTTAAAATGGATTTCTGTTTCCTGTAAGGGAGTAGATTATGGAGAAACTCATTTAATTAAAGGTGCAGGTAGACTAGGAGAATTAGTAGATTGGTGTGATGATAATTGTAATAAGTTATATGTTTTAGGTATGAACGATATAATATTTTTTGAAGATGAAAATGATGCGGCAATGTTTACTTTGGTATGGAAATGAATATAATAAAAACTGATATTGACATAGATGTAGTTGATAGAGAATCACTATTGGTTCACTTCAAACATATTCCGGCGATTATCAAAAAGAAAGATGACACATACGATAAACATAATAGTGGTGTCTATCTTCAACCTATTCCATTTGACCAATTAACTGGCTTCTCATCAATTGATTATAAAGAAGCAGAAGACAGAGGATATTTTAAGTTAGATTTTCTAAACAATTCTTTATATGAAGGTGTACGAGATGAAGAACATCTCAATAAATTAACGAATCAAGAACCGATATGGGACTTATTACAACACGAAGATGTTGTTAAAAATCTAGCACATATTCATGCTCACATTGATGTCTTAAGAGTATTAAAACCTAAGAGTATTATAGAACTTGCAGAAGTTCTAGCAATCATTAGACCTGCGAAAAGACCTCTCTTAAACGAAAGTAAAGAAACAATTAAAAAAGAAGTTTGGATGAAACCAACTGATGGTTCATATTATTTTAAGAAAGCACATGCCATTGCATATGCAGTTAGTATTGTGGTTCAACTTAATCTATTTTGCGAACAAGTTGAACGGAACGCCGTTTAATTCTCTTTTGAATAATATTCGATAAACTTGTTTCTGGACCCCATAGAATTTCAGTATCTTTAGTATTCATATTTAGAATACAACCTCTGAATGGCTCTATCTGATTTCTTAGGAATAGATTTATAGGAATTAATCTATTTGATTCCCACCACCATTGTTCGCCAAGTTCTATGAAATGTTTTCTGGCTTCGGCATTATCAATCTGCTCAAAATTGTACATAGATGTTATTGTATTGTCGCTATTGATAATGATTCCGAGATATTCTGTATATTCTTTTTTATTACCATATTTAACGCAAGAGAAGAATGGATAGTTATCCTGAAGCCATTGTATTTTATCTTCGTCTATCATAAAAGGTATTTATCTATTCTGGAAACCCTCTGGAAGATAAATACATATACTATGATAAACTTTAACTTATACCAATATAACCGAGAAATAGAAGTTGTTGTACAGGACGAAGACAATAACGCAACTATGACTCAATACCTGGGGAATATGCCAATGTATGATACTACACACAAACTACACAAGGGTATCGATAATACTCTTAGATTTAAATTTAGGGATACAGATAGAAAATCTATAGACCTTACAGACAAAACTGTTATATGGAAAATGTATGACAGAAGTTCAAGAGAAAATGTACTTTTCAAATACTTAACTCTTACTAACGCAACAAAAGGAATGGCGACATTATCAATCCCAACCTCCGATACAATTCTACTCCCAGAGGGATTCTATCAATTTGCGATGTATACAGTTGAAGATGGTGTAGAGCAAATAATTTATACAGATACAAATGACAATGCCCATGGTGTACTTGAAGTATTAGATGACGTTTATCCAGAGTTTTCAGACTCACAATCAACATCAACATTCTATGATGATGGTACGAGAATGATATCAACTGTATTTGATGGAGCAGGAGATACTATCAAATCAAAATCTATTCACACATTCGCTGTTTACTATACTGGCTTCACAGGAATTCTGAAGATAGAAGGTGACTTAAGTGAACAAGCAAGTTCATCAGATGATGATTGGTTTGATTTAACTCCAAGACTTATGTATGACCCAAACATTACAATTAATAATGAGACTGGTGTTCAAGGATATGTTATTCAAGCAAACGTAAATTGGCTAAGAGTTACATACCCAAATACAGCAACAGGTACAGTAGATAAGATATTGCTCAGAAACTAATCACATAATTACTTGACTTTTGGTCTCCAATGTTGTATTATAACAACATGGAACTTCAACAAACGGTTTATTCATTCATTCCCGGTAAGACACGACAAAGTTCAGGCGGCTGGCTGAGTTTTAATTGTCCGTGCTGTATCGACCAAGGAGAATCTCGTGCTGACACGAGAATGAGAGGTGGATTAAAGAATGAGGGTGATTTAGTATCATAT